TACGCGGTAGCACATCGGTTCGACAACCTCTACGGCTCAATGCATGACAACGGAGACTATCCTGAATCCATGTACGAGACGTCCGTTCGTGCAAACAAACTTGTTGTTAGCATGCAAGTGCGGGGCAATTTGACCTCGTACACTCACGACCCATGCCATTGGTTAACCAGTACGTACTTCCAGTGCGGAAAGAGAGCTATTGCTTGGGAAGGCCGGCCTATTGGCGATAGTTGGATATACTGCTTCACTGTGGTGCCCGACGAACTCGTTGGTTCCATTACGGTGGACTGCGAGATGCCAATGTCGTTGCTCACTAGTTTGAGACGAAGCGATCACCACGGCAATGTCAGTGGTGTTTTGTCTTTGGGGGATGAGACTTCCTTCAAGCCCATGCTTGATGTTTTGAAGTTTAAGACCTCTAAGATCAAAAGCTTTGGATCTTACATGTGGCTCAGCAATGAGTCGGAGAAATTTGTTTTACTGCCTAAAGGGTTGGTTGAGCAAGTGGCCCTCAAAATGGTGGGTATTTCTCGCGACAAGGCTGGTCTAAAGAAGTGTTTAAACGCAATGCAAACCTTGGTTAGATCGGAGAAGATTTCTATACCGAATAGTATGCGACTGGATTGCTGTATCTACGGATCAGCGATGGCTTTCGTTCTCTGTTTGGAAGATGAGATCACTGTGTTTAACAGACTCTGTAGACCGAGCCGACTTGTTCTCTATGAACAGTTGGATAGAGTTATGTCTCTGCGTCCATTTACTAGCGTGTTGGATTGTGTGCCGTTCTGCGGTTCCAACATGCACCTCTCCGAATTTAACGGTGGAGAGGTCGACCTACAAGTTGGGTCAGTAACAGTGGATTCATACGAACGTGACAGGTCCTCTCAACCAGGACCGACATTCGACGCGGCTCTGGCGTGGCCTAACGGTCTGCCGGGCGTGGAGAGTGGTAAAGAGTTGAAGAACACCAGACAAGGAGCTAAAATGTCTAGAGTCGACCGTGAAGAGATCGAGCCAAAAGCTCAGTTCTACCCGGTTGCTACGACTTTTTCCAATTACATTCCCGTAGTGCCATATTCATCCATCAATAACGAGGTGGTTGCTTTGGCCAATCGGGCACTGATGGAAGTCCCTGAGCCCAACGCTGAGCTCTGGGAATACGTCAAGTTGTGGGCGATTCGTGAAATTGTGAGGTTTCAGGAAATTCCACATGATGATCGGGAGCGCGACTTTCACAAGTGGAATGATCGTTTCCCTAAAGGGAGAAGGAAGACACAATTGGCTGCCTGGGAGTCTCTAAAGACAGAGCCTCTGCACAAGGGAGATTTCAAGAGGTCATTGTTTGCCAAGCGCGAATTGACCATGAAAGGGGGTTTGGAGCCGGAGGATTTCGATCCACGCGCTATCCAAGCAAACGAAGACAGGTTGAACGTCGCTTTTGCTCCGTTCGTCTACCAGGTTTCAGATCAGCTCAAGAAGCTATGGAACAGTGACAACAAAATCACGTACACCGCAGGAATGAATGCGGAACAAATTGGTCAATGGAGGGCCCAATTTGGTGATGAGGATGTTACAATACTGGAG